ACCAGACGCACTCCATGCCGGTGATCGGCGACCACCACAGGTCACCGACCAGCGGATTGACCGGCGGCACCGGAGAGACGGTGATCTCGGGAACGCGAATGACGTCGTGCGGCGTCGCCGTCGGCGGCTGCGGTACGGTGCCCGGAACAGTCCGCGCCGTCACCAGCGCGCTGCTCGACGGCTGGGTCTGCACCCATGTGCCAACACCCGACGAACCGATGTACCAGACGTACTCTCGGCCCGTCAGGACGTTGAACCACAGATCGCCGTCAGCCGGAGTGACCGGCGGCGTCGGCGAATTGGTAACTGTTGGCGGCGCGGGCATCACACCTCCATGCGCAAGAGAGGAAGGCCCCGACTAACCGCATCGCCAGCGTCTTATCTCACCAGCTTAGCGGGCTACTCGCCGGGGCCCCCACTCGGCTTACGGAGGAGTTGGCTCGCTGATGACGGCCTGTGCGAGCGCCAGCCCGTCGATCACCTTGTAGCCGAACACCTGCAAGCCGCGCAGCAGAGTGCCGAAGGTGAACTCGGAACGCAGCGTCTCGACCTTGCTGATCTGCGACGCGAAGGTGAGGCCATGCGCGTGACCGGCGTAGACCACCCATTCGCCCGCTGCCAGCGCCGGAGGTCCGGTGACCGGGCCCTTGGGCAGGAGGTTCGAGACGTACAGGGTGAAGCGGTCGATGACGCCCAGCCGCCCGTTGCGCAGGATCGAAGTCGCGTCGCCCGACAGATAGGCTTGCCGGAGTTCAGACTCCTTGATCAGCGCCGCGGCCCATGCCGGGATGACGACCCAGCGCCCGACCTCGGGGATGTTCTGTTCGTCGAGCACGAGGCCCAGCCGCAGGATCACCTGCAGGATGGTGAACTGCCCCACAACCGGCGGGTTCGCCTGATTGGCCACGACCGGCAGGGGCGTGCCGGTAACACCGAGGTTGATCGTGCCGGAAATCTTGCCCGCCGTCGCCCCTTGGTTCGCCGCGTTGGCCTGCCCGAGGATGCCCAGCAGGACCATCGAGTCGACCTGAATTTTCATCTGCTGCGCGGCGTCATCGGACCAGATGCCCAACAGGTTAATGTCGGACTGGATTTCCATGACGTCGTCGAGAATTTCGTTGAAGTAGAGGCCCTGATCGATCGTGAGATCGACGATGTTGGACGCGGGCCGGTCGACCGTGAGGTTGCCACCAACGAGGTACGGCCGAATGGTGATGGTGGGCTTGGTGCGGATGTGCACCTTGTCGCCCTGATTTTTGATCTCGCCTTCGTAGTCGGTGTTGCTGATCGCCGCCAGCACGGTGCTGGCATAGAACTTCTCGATCAGCTTACCCGACCAAATCTCGGGAATGAACGTGCCGGAATACGGTGGCGACGGTTGCGTCGAACCCGTCGGGAAGATTGGCGGGGTGGTGGCACCGCCCGCCAGCGGGAAGGCGAAGGCTGTATTTTTGGAAACTTCACCGGGGTTGGGGATCAACCCGGCGTCGAGATCGACCGGACCCATGACGGCCGGATTGATCTTGCCAGTGATGAAGGGACGAAGCATGCCGCGCTCCAAGGGTTGGCGATCCAACCCTAGAGCGGTCACCAGTGGCCGTTTTGCTCCGAGGGCCGAACCGTGCGTTGATCAGAAATGATCCGCCCTTCGTGCTGCGCGGCGATGATGTCGGCGTCGATAGCTGCTCTATCAGCCTCACGCGTCCGCCACTTCCCCGCAGCGCACTCGGTATAGAACCGAGAGATATCTTGGGCGGTGTAGACAGGCTTACTGGCAGGCTGTTGCGTGCCGGAGTGAGCTCTGCCGGGAGCGGCTAACTGATCGAGTGACAGACGCGTCGCCAGCGGCACCGACCCCGGTGCGCCGGGCTGCTGCGCGGACACCATCATCGGTGGCGGTGGCTGCGGGTGTGTACCCTGTCGCGGGTCGACGGCAGCGGCCTCTGCAAGGAAGGCCCGGAAGAACGCGGCCACTCGAAGAGCGTCGCCGTTGTTCCATGCTTCCTGCATCAGTTGCTGCCGTATAACACCGCTATAAACTTCCGGCAACTGAACCCATTGCAGAAAGCGCTGATCGCGATTGATGTCCTGCCAGTCCGGCACCAGCCCGCCGATCGTCGCATGCATGCGCGTGAGGAACGCGTTCGACGTCTCCTGCTGCACCGTGCCCAGCTGGCTGCGCAGGTTCTGAATTTCATCACGCAAAGGTGTGGTCATCTCGGATGCAGCGCGGCGCACCACGTCGATGAACTCTGGACCGTAATCAGCAAGTTCCTGTTCGGTGAGAAGCGGCGTGCTCGGCGGCGCGCCGGGCTGCGGCGGCGGTGCCTGACGCAGGATACTGTTCTCGTTCTGCAGGCGCTGCAGGCTCTCGCTCATCTGACCGATCTGCTCGGCCTGCCGGTCGTAACGACCCTTCATCGCCTTGAAGCGATTTTCCCACTCCTCGGGCGACACGACTTCAGGCGGCGGCTGCGGTGGCTGCGGTGGAGGAGCCTCGCCCGAAGGCTCGGGCGAGGGAGGTTGCGGCGGCTCGGAGCCGGGCTCCGGCAACACCGACGGTTCAGCCTCGCCGTTCATCGCCCGTTGAATGGCTTCGGAGCGCGCGCCCGCGTCGCGCACGGCTTTGGGAACTTTGATGTCAGGATCGACGCCACCCAGTGGCGGTTTCGCGCGGAGTGTTTCGGCAGAGACAGGTTGTGTCATGGCAGCCTCTACGCTCTATTCTGGTAGGCTTTTCGCTTCTCCAAGCACAGCTCCATGCGTTTGCGAATCTCGGCTAGAACTGACGCCTTGCCTTGCGCGTTCAAAATCACACCAGCATCTGCCGCAAGCAAGTCCGTTTTTTGCTTTTCTTCCAGTTGCTTGAACGCTTCCACGAGCAGGTTGAACTGCTCCGGCAGGGCAACCTTGAGGTTCGATGCCGCCATCGTCAGCTCATACCACGGGTCATTCGTCATGCTATGGCTTCGGCAAAAAGCCCGGCATCCCCAAGGCATTAGCGCCTGACGGTGTGGCTTTGGAGTAGTTGCCCAAGGCTGACTGCGTCGGATCGCCACCCAGCAGCTCGTGCACAGCGGCGCGGTCGGGCAAGAGCGCTTGGCCGCCGCCCTTGCCCTGCTGCGCCTTGATCGGTGGCACCGACGTCCCCAGCTGGCCGAGCTTGCGGCCGTTGACGTGATGAACGCCGGGCAGCTTCACTGCTGGCTCGACTGGCCGGGCACCGCCACGCGCGATCCGGTGTTACCGTGCATGGACGTCTTGCCACCGTGGGCGAAGCCCTCTTGTCGTGCGCCCGATGCCGACGTGCAATTCGGTTCCTGCGGACCGGCACCGAACTTGTTCTTGGTATCGGCCGAGTAGAACCCGACCTCGCCGCCCGGCTTGGGGGCGATGCCGCGCTTCGAGCCGGAGCCCTCCTGCGCCGACTGGCCGGGCTCCTGCGGGCCGGTGCCGGACCAACCGTGCATCTTGTTGGTGCCACCCTTGAGAAACGCCCCGCCGGGCGGGCTGGTCGTGATCTTCATGTCCTTCATCTGATCCTCCTTCCCCACTGGGGAACTAAGCGCCAGCTGTACGCCTTCCGACCAAATTCGTCTGCGGACCCATGCCTTGCGACGATGCCTGCGGCCCGGGAGCCTGCGGCGCACCGGGCGGACCAGCCGCGGGCGGCGGCCCTGCCGCCCTCTGCCCGCCCGCCTTGCCCGGCGGACCCGGTGGCTGGGGCGGGCCTTGCGCGTGACCGGGCATACCGCCCGCCTGCGCCTGCGCCTGCGCCTGCTTCTGCTGAGCCTCCATCTCGTCCTCGGTGGGCACGATCTCCTCGCCATCCAGCCCGATGCCAGTCGACACCGAGCGCAGCACGTTGGCGCGGCCCTTCGGTCCGATGATCTGCATGTCGATGGGGTTGGCTGTCAACTGCAGGAACTCAAGCTGGCGCTGGCGCATCGTCTCGCGTTGCACGGCGACGACGACACCCTTCGGCTGCACCTGCTCCTCGCCTGACAGCAGGCCCGACGTGTCGGTCATCAGGACGAGATCGAGCAGGTCGCGGATCGACGGATCGATCACGTCTCCGTCGACGTTGGCGCAGACCGTCTGGAGAATTTTCGACGCGTTTCCCATGAGCATTGCCAGTCCAGAAGCTGTACGGCCAGCACCACCACCGGGAGAATTACCAGACAGGTAACGAGGAATAGCACTAACGTCGTCAGCGAGGCCGTAAAACGCATTGAAGACTTGAAAGAGTTCTTGAGCGTTCGACTGCGGCTGAAAGAACGAGATGGCGGGTTCAGTTGAACCAGCGACGGCTGGATTAGTCGTGCGCCAGCGCTTCCACGGGAAGAGTTCATCGCCGCTCTCCTGTCCCGATAGTCGATCCTCGTTGATGATCACCTGCGGCCCGGACGCGATCGACATGTTGTTGACGACCGAGCGCAGGCAGGCATTGGACACTTCCTGCAGGTCCGAAATCAGATCGGGGATGCCATTGCCGATCGGCGAGCCGGGGATTTTTTCGAAGCTGGTGGCATAGAACGGCTTGCGGCGGCGCACGTTGGGACTGAGCTGCACCTTGATCAGATACTGGCCGATCAGCCACGCCTGAATGGCGTAGTCGCGCAGCTCATCCGGTATCTGCGTCTCGTCGAAGCCATACTCCAACAACATGCGACCTTGGACGTTGCCATTAAACTCCAGCGTCGTGATCAGGT